AGCAGGCGCACGTCTCGTCACATCGATCCTCCGGGAGTCTGACCGCCGATGGCACCGCCGACGAAGCCGACCGAGCTGAAGAAGCGCATCGGGACGCTCCGTGGTGACCGCACCAAGCCAGCGCTGACCATCCTCGCGGCCGTTCCAGTCAACCTTGACCCGCCCGACACGCTCGGCGACGAAGGTGCCGGCGAGTGGCGTCACGTGCTCGCGAGCTGCCGCTGGATCGGCCCTTCGGACCTCCGAAACCTGCGCCTCTACTGCGAGGCGCTCGATCGGCGCTCGGAACTCCTGGCCGAGGTCGCCTCGCAGGGCCATGTCCTCTACACGGACAAGGGCTACGCGTATCTCAACCCCGCTGTCGGGGCGCTCCAGACGACCGAGGTGCAGATCACGAAGTGGTTGTCGCTACTCGGCCTCACGCCGTCCGACAGAAGCCGGCTCGGGGTAGCCGAAGTGAAGGCGCAGTCCACCCTCGAACAGCTCGCCGCGAAGCGCGCCGCTGGCCGCCGCGCTACCTGACCCCCGTCTCGCGGGCCGCGGAGCGCGCCGGCGATGGCGACCTGGTCCTGGAGTTCATCCAGGCATATGGCCGGATTACGAAGGACAGCATCGCCGGGCCATCCGGAGCGCAACTCGACCTCCGCGACTGGCAGCAGCGGCTCGTGCGGGCGACCTTCGCCCGCGATCCCGCCACCGAGCGGCGCCTGCATCGCACAGCGATCTGGGGCATGGCACGCAAGAACGGCAAGACGGGCCTCGTCGCGCCGATCGCCCTGTATGGGCTGATGCTCGACGGCCAGGGGGCGGAGGTCTATTCCTGCGCCGCCGACCGGGACCAGGCCAAGCTGGTGTTCGGCGCCGCCAAGCGCACCGTCGAACTCATCCCGGAGCTCGCGGAGCGTCTCCGGTTGTACCGCGACGCGATCGAGGACCCGATCACCGGCTCCGTGTACCGGGCGCTGTCCTCTGAGGCGTACACGAAGGAGGGCCTGTCCCCCACCCTCGTGCTGGCCGACGAGCTTCACGCCTGGCCGACGCGCGAGCTGTACGACGTGATGGCGCTCGCGATGGGTGCCCGACGCGACCCGCTCATGCTCATCGTCACCACCGCCGGGGTGCGGACAGACATCACGGGGCGGGATTCGATCGCGTACACCCTGTGGCAGTACGGCTGCCGGGTCGCGGCAGGCGAAGTCGTCGATCCGACGTTCTTCATGGCCTGGTGGTCGGCCGCCGACGACGCGCCCATCCTCGACCGACGGGCGCAGCGAGAGGCGAATCCCGGTCTCGACCACATCCTCGACGCGACCGAACTCGAGGCTGCGGCGCAGAAGGCGACCCTAGGCGGGTTCGACGAGAGCGAGTACCGGATCAAGCGAACGAACTGCTGGGTGGCATCCGCTACCGCTGCCCTGCCGTCAGGCTCGCTGGAGCGACTGGCGGTGAAGCGCGAGGTCCCGGCCGATCAGCCAGTGGTCCTGTTCTTCGATGGCTCATTCAACCACGACTGCACGGCGCTCATGGCGTGGACCATCGAGCCCAAGCCTCACGGCTTCGTGGTCGCGTGCTGGGAACGGCCCAGCGACGACCCGCAGTGGAAAGTGCCGATCGGCGAGGTCGACGCCCGGATCCGCGAGACCTGCCGCGACCGGAACGTCGTCGAGCTTGCCTGCGACCCCTACCGCTGGGCGCAGCTCATGGAGCAATGGGAAGCGGCCGGGCTGCCGGTCGTCGAATATCCCACATCCTCGCCTGCGCGGATGGTGCCCGCATGGGCGAAGTGGCACGACGCGGTGGTGAGCGCCGGCCTGACCCACGATGGCGACCCGCGCTTCGTGCGCCACGCCCGTAACACCGTGCTCAAGGTCGACCGCCTGGGCCCGCGTCCGGTCAAGGAGCATCGCGGCTCGCCGCGCTCGATCGACCTCCACATCTGTGGCGTGGGTGGGTTCGACCGCGCGACGTGGCACGCGTCGCAACCGGTCACCGGCTCCGTATACGACACACGAGGGTTCCTGATCCTCGGCCAGGAGAGTGCATGAGAATCATCCGCCGGGCACTCTCCGCGGCCCGTAACAACGCACTCGACGGGCTGGCCGTTGCGGGACTTGCCCTCATCGCCTTTGGCCTGGGGCAGGCGCCCGAGCCGTGGGGAGGTGTGCTCGGGCCGGTGGCGCTTGGCATCGGGCTCGTCGCAGCGGTTCGCTACGGCACGCGCTGATGGGCATCTTCGCGCGGGCCGCAGTCAAGGCGTTCGACCAGGGCGTGGGCACGCTCGCGGTCGGCGCGCACATCCTCCAACTCGGCGCCGGGAAATCCGCCACGGGCATCTCGATCACGACCGACAAGGCGCTCCGGTACGCCGCGTTCTGGGCAGCAGTTCGGATCCTCGCGGAGTCGATCGCCACGCTCCCCCTCAACATCATCCGGCTCGCACCCGATGGCTCGCGGCAGGTGGTCCGGACGCACCCGGTCCATCGGCTGCTGCACGATGTGGCGAACCCGCAGATGACGGCGTACACGTTCAAGGAAGTGGCCATGACGCACGTGGCCACCTGGGGCAGCGGCTTCGCGCTCAAGGTCCGCGACGGGGCTGGACAGCTGCGTCAGCTGTGGCCCTTGGCTCCCGAGCGCACTGATGTCGAACGCGATCCCACCGGGGAATTGGAGTTCCGCTACACCCGCTCGAACGGCCAGCAGGTGACGCTCACCGCAGCCGACGTGTTCTACGTCCCGGGACTGTCGTGGGACGGCGTCAAGGGCTACTCGATCATCCGCCAGGCGCGCGAGACGATCGGCCTCGGGCTCGCGGCCGAGGAGCACGGCGCGCGCTTCTTCGGGAATGGCGCCACCACCTCGTTCGTGCTGACCACGCCGAACAAGCTCAGCGACGACGCGGCCCGGCATCTGAGCGACCAGCTGAAGGACGAGAAGACCGGGCTGTCGAATGCGTGGAAGCCGTGGGTCCTCGAGGAGGGGCTGGAGCCCAAGGTGCTCTCGATGCCCAACGACGACGCGCAGTGGCTCGAGACTCGCAAGCACCAGGTCACCGACATCGCACGCTGGTTCCGCATCCCGCCCCACATGCTCGCGGACCTCGAGCGCGCCACGTTCAGCAACATCGAAAACCAGGCCCTCGAGTTCGTGAAGTACACGCTCCTGCCCTGGATCGTGCGCTGGGAACAGGCGATCGGGCTGCAGCTGCTCGGCGACGAGTGGACCGGTGTGGGCGGCGACCTGTACGCGAAGTTCAACGTCAGCGCGCTCGAGCGCGCAGACATCAAGACCCGCTTCGAGAGCTACCAGATCGGCCGCAACGGCGGCTTCATGACCCCGAACCGGATCGCGGAGCTGGAGGACTGGCCCCAGTTCGACGAGGGCGGCGACGACCGGCTGCGGCCGCTGAACATGGTCGGCGAGGAGACGCTCGACGACCGGGGCATGACCTATCGCGACCGCATCGATGCGGTGGGCGTGCTGGTCCGGGTGGGTTACGACCCGGCCGGCGCTCTCGCAGCCCTCGACCTTCCAGCCATCGAGCACACCGGGCTCGTTCCGATCACGGTCCAGGTCGACCCGTCAACCCTCAGCCCGGCGCAATCTCGAAACGGCGCCGCACCAGGAGCCAGCGCATGACCGAGCGCAAGGGGTTCACGCCCCACGAGTTCAAGCTCGACGAGGTCGGGTCAGTCGTCGTGGCGTTCGCGCAGCTCAACATCGTCGACCGCGACGGCGACGTGACCGAGCCGGGAGCGTTCCCGGCCAAGACCATCCCGATGTCGGCCTACGGGCACACGTCGTGGATGGGCGAGTTGCCGATCGGCAAGGGCAGCATCCGCGAGGAGTCCGGCTGGGGCATCTTCGACGGCGCGTTCTTGCTGGAGACCGACCAGGGCCGGAACGCCTACCACACCGTCAAGGCGATGGCTGATCTCCAGGAATGGAGCTACGGCTACGACCCCGTCGACTACGCGTTCGAGCAGCGGGACGGGCGGAACGTTCGTGTCCTGCGCAAGCTCGACGTGTTCGAGGTGTCACCCGTCCTTGTCGGGGCGGGCATCGGCACCCATACCCGCGCCATCAAGTCGGGCGGCCTGGGATCGGGCCTCCCGTTTGCCGATCACCTCGCTCTGGTAGCGGAGGAGGCGTCGGCGGTTGCTGCCCGGGCCAAGGACCGGGCGGAGTTCCGGGCCAAGGAGGGCCGCGGCCTCTCGTCGGCCAACCGCGACCGGCTCGCGTCGCTCGCCGGTGCGCTCGACGAGGCCGCGAAGGCGCTCCGCGATCAGCTCGACGAGGCGGATCCCGACAAGGGAACGCGCGTCTCGCTGGAGCTCGCGGCGCTGCTCGAGGAGGCCCGCTTCCTGGGCGTGGCGATCTAGCGCGCCCAGCCACCCACGAGGAGCTCCGGCAGATGCCGGGGCTTCTGCATGTTCGGAAAGGACAACGACCGTGGACTTCATCCCGTCCGCCGCTACCCGGGCGAAGGGCGAGGAGGTTGCGACGCTGCGCAAGCAGATCGCGGACATCTTCGCCGCCTACAAGAAGGGCGACGGCTATGACATGCCGGCCGAGAAGGTCGCCGAGCTCCGCCAGCTCAACGGCGCGGTCGGCGAGAAGGCGAAGGCGTACGATGAGGCGGTCAGCCTCGAGAAGGCGGCGTTCGACAACGAGCTCGCGCTCAAAGGGCTCACGAACCTTCGGGCACCGATGGCGCCCGATGGTCTCGGTGGGCCGGCCGACGTCCGCGGCGCCAAGGCCCGGACGCTGGGCGAGGTGTTCGCGACCAAGGGCAGCGAGCTCAAGGCGATCGCCGATGGCGGCAGCGGGACGCTGTCGTTCGAACTCTCCGAGCCCGAGTACGTCAAGCTCCTCCAGGGCGCGGGCGTCAAGACCCTGCTCACCTCGGCCGACATCGCGCCGCAGGCCGACCGCCAGGCGGTCGTGCCGTCGGCGCAGTTCCTCGCCGATGTCACCGACCTGTTCGTGCCGGGCTCGACCGACTCGGACAACGTCGAGTTCTACGAGGAGACGACGTTCACCAACGCCGCCGCGGAGACGGCCGAGGGCACGGCGGCGGCGCCTGAGTCGGCGCTCTCGTTCACCCTGCGCACCTACCCGGTCCGGGAGATCTCGACGTTCATCCCGGTCACTCGCCGGTCGCTCGCCGACAACAGCGGGCTCCAGAGCTACGTCGAGGGCCGGCTCGGCCACATGATCAACCTCCGCCGATCGAGCCAGCTGCTCACCGGCAACGGCACGACGCCGAACCTGCGCGGCATCCTCAACGTCTCGGGCATCCAGACCCAGGCCAAGGGCTCCGACCCCACCCCCGACGCGGTGTACAAGGCGATGGTCCTTGCCCGGACCACGGGCGACGCCGAGCCCACGGGCGTGATCTTCCATGCCCAGGACTGGCAGGACGTCCGGCTCCTGCGCACGATCGACGGGGTCTACATCTGGGGCAGCCCGTCGGACGCCGGACCAGATCGCATCTGGGGCAACGCCGTGCGCGTCTCGAACTCGATCACCCAGAACACCGCGCTCGTCGGCGGCTTCCGGCCGTATGCCCAGGTGTTCCGCCGGCAGGGCGCCACGATCGAGATCAGCACCGAGCACTCGACGTTCTTCACCGAGCGCAAGGCCGCCGTCCTGATCTACGAGCGCCTCGCGCTCGCGGTCTTCCGCCCCAGCGCTTTCGTGCAGGTGACCGGCGTCTGAGCCACCAGCGGGGGGCGGCGTAGAGCCGCCCCCCGCAGCGAAAGGAACGTCCGATGCCTGTCAGCCCCATTCTTCTCCCCCAAGACCAGCTCGTCCGAGCATCGCTCATCGTCCGCGGCCGCTACGACTTCGCCGTGGACGGTGGCGCAGTGTCCACCATCGCCATCACCGCCGGCACGCCGATCCCCTCGGGCGCGGTGATCGTCGGCGGCTACGTCGACGTCACCACGCCGCTCACCTCGGGTGGCGCGGCGACGATCGCGTGCCAGGTCGAGGCGGCCAACGACATCCTGACCGCCGTCGCCGTCGCGTCGTGGACCGCCGGCCGCAAGAACATCCTCCCGGCGCCGGCGTCCGGCGCACTCACAGCGAGCACCGCCGTCAAGACGACGGCCGACCGGAACATCTCGATCGTCATCGCCGCCGCGGCGCTGACGGCGGGCGTGTTCGACGTCGTGCTCTACATCGTCCCGCCGCTCGGGTAAAGGAGAACGACTCATGGCAATGGTGGCTCTCGACGCCGCGCGCACGAAGATCGTCCCGACCGGGTCGATCGAGGCCCGCTGGATGGTCAACGAGGGTGAATCGGCCGAGTACATCGCCGACGCCAGGAAGCACCCCAAGATGCAGGCGCTGATGAAGGCTCAGGCCGAGCAGCGTCTGGAGGACGAGAAGCGCGCGAAGGAGACGGCGGCCCTCGAGGTCGCCGCCCGGCAGACTCGGCTCAAGCAGCTCGGCCTCGCATGACCGAGCGAAGCGAGGGAGGCCACCCGCCTCCCTCGCCTGCCGAGCAGGCGAGGGAGCCTGTCAAGCAGGCGGTCAGGCCCTCGGACAAGATGGCCAGGATGCCTGACAACAAGGGCGTCAGCCGCCCGAACGGGCGAAGGAACGACGATGCCTCCCGAGCTCAAATGTCCGAACCCGATCGCGTCGGCGATCCTGACTGAGGCGGCGGCGCTGCATCAGGCGCACATGGACGGCACGGAGCCGACCAGCGAGGCGTCACAGGGAAGGCTCATGGGCCTGATCGAGGCAGCACTGCTGGCGGTCACGACGGATTCGGAGCCGATGCCGGACATGCCGGCACGTTAGCCGTCGTGAGCCTCGTGCGACTGATCGCCCGGATGCTGCCGCCGCGTAGCTGGTGCGCCACGTGCCGGCGGCCTTTCTTCTCCGACCGCCGCCGGCGCTGCCCGTGCGGCGAGACGCGGCGCGTGGTCGCCCGGTCCGTCACCGATGCCGTCGTCGCAGACGACCGGCTCAGCTAGGAGTTCCCCCCTGATGCACCTGCTCCGTCGGCTGGCGCCGCGCCTGGAGTTCCGCGACGGCGCAGCGTTGATCATGCGCGGCCACAAGGTCACCGATCGGGTCCGGCTGGGGCCGAACACCGTTCACGCCATCGTGTTCCACGCTGACGGGTCGCACACGGACTGCGGCGTGTCCGCGAACCTGCTCACGACCGACGGCCGCGACCACATCGCGGACACGCTCGGCGGGCAACTGGGCAACGCCACCGGCTCGCCGGCGACCGCGACGAGCGCGACCAGCCTCACCGTCACCGGCACGCCCCTGACCGTGGACGCGCTCAAGGGCCGGCGCATCCGGACGGCCGCCGACGTCTACGGCAACGTGGGCGCCAACACGACCAGCGTCATCACCATCGACCAGTGGTGGACGGTCGCCGACGGCGTCGCCGCTACCCCGGCATCGACGGCCGCCTTCACCATCGACCCGGGCGGCGCCCCGGCGCGCTTTATCGCGCTCACGGAGAACGCGACCGCACCCGCAGCGGGTGACACGGCGCTCACCGGCGAGATCACGACCGGCGGCTGCGCGCGCGCCCTCGGGACGTACGCGCACACCGACAACGCGGCGACCTATACCCTCACCAAGTCGTTCAGCGTCACGGCCACCTTCCCCGCGATCGCGAAGGCGGGCCTGTTCACCGCGGGCACGCTGACCGCGGGCGGCGTGATGGTGTTCGAGACGTTGCTCAACGCGAACGCCTCGGTGGTCTCGGGGGACACGCTCAGCGTCACCTGGACGGTCACGCTGTCATGACGGGATGATCCAGCCGCCCGGCTACGCCGCCCACCGCTTCCGCGTCACGTTCCGGCGCCAGCATCGCAAGGTGTTCCTCGTCTGGAACCGCTGGTGCGCGGCGCAGCTCGTGCTGCTCCCTGAGCTGAGCTTCGGCGTCCGGGTGGAGCCGCGCAGGCCGCTCGTGGACCTGTTCCTCGGGCCGCTGACGCTCGCCTTCGGGAACCATCCGGTACTCACCGACCCGCGCACGAAGCATCAACACTCCGGGCGCGGGTTCCTCTACTGGGATGAGCGGGTGTTCTGATGCCCGTCGTGACTCGCTACCCGTCCACGGACACCGCGGTTTCGGGGACGTGGACTTCGCCAGCCAATGTGCAGGCCGACGACAACGCGGTGGCCTCGACGACCGTGGCGGCCAAAAACACGACCGTCGAGCGCGAGCAGGGCAACTACGGCTTCGACGGCGTGATCCCGGCCGGATCCACGATCAACAGCGTCGCGATCGAGGTCGAGCACCGCGTCACCACAACCGACGGCGTCGCCAACCTCGAGAACCTCGCCCGCATCGGCACCACTGACGGCGCGGTCAACTCCGACACCCTCGAACCGACCACGCTCACCGCGCGGACGTACCCCAACTACGCCCGTCCGGGCGGTGGCTCGTGGACCCGCGATGACCTGCTCGACGGGACGTTCAAGACACGCACCCGTGCCCGCTCGGGCAACAACGCGACGAGCGTCACCTACGAGTGGGACTACATCCGGGTCACGGTCGATTACAGCATCCCGGTCACGGCGTTCGCCGACGACTTCGGACGGACGTCAACCGACACCTGGGGCACGAGCTCGGACGGCCTCGTCACCTGGACCGGCCAGACGAACCCGGCCAACCTCGACGTTGACGGGGCAAAGGGCACCGCGCTCGGCGTCCTCGGGGCGCGTGTCGAGAACTACGCAGCGAACTTCTCGCGGCAGGACGTGCAGCTCGAGTCCGAGTGGACGATCGACGGCCTCGGCGGCGCGAACTACGAGATCCAATACAAGGTCCGCGCCGTCGATGCCGACGATTACTACTGCGGCACGGTCTGGATCGACGGCCCCACCGGCGACATCCGCGCCCGGATCGACAAGTTCGTCGGCGGCGCCTACACGAACCTCGCCGGCGGATCGTCGGGCACGTCGGTCGGGCTCACGTTCGTCGCCAACCGGATGTACCGCGCCACGGTCCAGGCCGAGGGCGTGTCTCCCACGACGCTGCGCTTCCGCATCTGGGACCCGACCCAGACCGGCGAGCCGAGCGGCTGGCACCTGACCGCGACTGACTCAGAGGCGGGCATGCAGGCTGCGCTGCCGGTCGGCTTCGTGTTCTTCATCGGGGCCGCCGGCACAGTCCGCACCTTCGCGGTGGACAACGTGGCCGCCGGCATCCTCACGACGCCGCGCGTGCCATACCGCTCGCTGTACCCCCAGCTGCTCGCCCACTAGCAGGAGCGCCGCCATGGATGCCCACGTCTACACGGTGAGCGAGAAGGACGCGACCATCGTGGCCGACGCCACGCTCGT